AAGCTAGTTAACGAAGGTATTTTGGGAGATTTACTCAAAGCATTGTCTGGATTGGCTTCTACCCTTATGAAAGATGTGTCTGGTGGCTATAAAAAACAAACGATTGATAATTTAAAAAAACAACAGACACAAATCAAGAAAGCAAAACTCACGCCAGAGGGTGCTCAAGCTTATGCGGATGCTCTTAAGAAAGCAGTAGAAGTCGCAAAATCTTCTTATGAAGCTGGCATGAAAGAAGTAGCTAATGCTATGGGGAATTCAAATGATCCTACCATTCAGAAAGACTGGAAAGGCTATGCTGTGATTGCAATGACTACAGCTTTTGGTGACATCACTGGTATTATGGAGGGCAATTCAGAGATCTCTACGCTGATAAAAGACTTAGAATCTGGAAATTTAAGCGAAAAGAAGAAAGAAGAGAAAGAAGAATCGAAGCCTCCGGCAAAAGATTTGAAAGTATAGTATAATTAACGGTGTTTATTTACAAGGAGTTAATATGTCAAAGAAAAAATCATTTAAATCTACGGAAGAGACTTTTGAATTGTCAGAAGTAGAAGAAACTGTAGTAGAATCATCAGAAGGAGAAAATGAAATGGCTGAACATACTCATGCAGAATTGGAAGCTAAAATTGCTGCTTTAGAAGCTAAAGTAGCTGAACTTGAAAAACACGATGTTTTAGCTGCTGCTGAAGCAAAATCACACGCTTTGGTAGATGCTGCATTTGCAAAAGTCGCAGATGTTGTAGAAGCTAAAGTAGCAAAAGCAGTGAAAAATATTCAAAGCGGAAATGTAGATTTTGAAGAAATCTTTCAATGGTTTAAGAAAAGACAAGCCAAAGGTCGTCCTTTCTCTCGTTAATGATACGTAACTTCATTACCTCATTGAGAATAAGGCGATAAATTTTATTTCAAAAAAAATCGAAATATTTTTAATTCGTATGGATCAAATCTTCCTCGTAAGTAACAGCGGAAAAGGGAGTTTGATCCTATTTTTTTAAGGAAGAATAACGGAAATTTTCTAGTATACTTATAGATTGTGAACAATAAACAAACCAAGGAGGTAATTTATGGCTACATTTGCTAATACTGATAGTCCAACACCGTTTGGGATCTATGATGCTGATGCAGACTTTATTTTAGAAGCTGATCCAATGGTTACGTTCGTGAAAAGAAAGTTAGGTGATGATATTCTCTCGGTCGAATTGACAAAGAAACAAATCTGGATGTGTTTTGAAGAAGCAACTCTAGAATACTCCAGACACATGAACGAATATCAAGCAAAGTCTCAATTGAGTAATCTCTTAGGCAATTCTCTTAATTCTGTAGCAGGTCAAGGACCGAGTGGAGCACAAGATAAATTTCCAAGAGAGACCCTAGAGTTCTTAATGAGAAAAGCAGAACCGTACGCAAGTTTTGCAGCTGTAGGTGGTAGTTACAATATTATTTCAGGATCAATTGAACTTGTTCCAGGAAAACAAGACTATAATATCTACGAAGATATGATGATCAGAGATTCGAATGGCGACGAAGTTGTTGCAGCAGATGTATATCCAAATCAAAAACTAAGAATATACGATGTGATGCATACCTCGCCACAGGCAGCGTATAGATTTTTCGATACTACTAGTGCGATTAACTATCTAAACAATGAATTTGCCTTTGAGTCATTCACACCAGAGACAGTATTCTATGTATTACCAGTATACGAAGACGTATTACGACAACAGCAAATGAATGTGTCGAATCGTGTTCGAAGATCTAATTATTCATACGAAATGATAGGGAAGAATCTTCGAATTTTTCCTATGCCTACTGAACCAAGAAATTTATGGATTAAGTTTTCTCTCCCACAAGACGGATTAAGTCCGGACATCCTGGATAACTCTATAGACGGTGTAAACGGTCTCTCTAATATTCCATTTGGAAATCTCGCTTACAGCAATATTAACAGTGTGGGAAGACAATGGATTAGGCAGTATACTCTAGCATTAGCTAAAGAAGTTTTGGGTAGAGTGAGATCTAAATTCGGTTCTATTCCTATTCCTAATGGAGATTTGAGCTTAGACGGTGATTCTTTGAAATCAGAAGCACAGAGTGAAAAAGACGCACTGCGTGACAAATTGAGAGAATTATTAGATTCATTGACTTATGACAAGTTATTAGAGTCTCAAGCAGCTGAAGTCACAAATATGCAAACTATTCTTAAAGCAATTCCTGTGCCTCTTGGCAAGTGTATTTCAATCGGATAAGGAGGTAAATTATGGCAAGACTATTTATTACTCCTCGCGAGATAGACTTTATTAGTGATATCACTAAAGAGATTACCAAAGACGTAATCGGAGACAAAATCTACTATTATAGAGTTCGTGAAGACGCAACTCAAGTTCATACGCTCTATGAAGAGTCACCTGAAAAAGTCGTAGACCCTCCTGTTGAAATTGATGCTAGAGTTCAATGGAACCCAAAAGAAGTGACTTCTGATAGATTTGGTACACACGCTATGTATAACTGTGAAGTGTATATCCACTATCGAGATATGCTAGACAGAAATATTAAAATTGTCGAAGGTGATTTTTTCACTCATGGTGACAATGTTTTTGAAATCACTTCATATACTTATGACAAGACTATTTTTGGTCAAGTAGAACACATTGTCGGTTTCAATGTAAAAGGTAAGCAGACTCGCAAAGGTGTTGTTGACCTTAAGATTTGGGGACCTACAGAAAGAAAATACACGGATCCAGATGCCATTCGAGACACATTTCAGCAACAGAGGGGCGATGCTACAATGGGCGACAATCGAATTCTAGTCGATCAAGGAAAAGTAGACGATAGTTTACATACTCAAAGAGAAGTGAAGAAGGATGATACGTCTTCGTCGTTCTACGGAGATGAACCATGAGCAGTAGATATAAAGTAAATGCTGTTGCTACTGATGGCGGTATGAAAACAGGTGTTGAAGGTCTAGATATTCCTCAAGACTTTCAAATGCCATCTTGTGGTATCGAGGATGTCGATAGAGCAATGTTTAAATTGTTCAACGAAGACATACCTCTCTACTACCTCTTAGATGGTGACCTGAAGAAAATCCCGACTATCTTTGGCGCTGGTGAGAGAGCTTTTCTCTTGCGGAGAAAAGAGCCAATTAGAGACGTGAATGGCGCATTAATTCTTCCAATGATCTCTATTCTTAGGACTAGCATTCAACAAGACGTTCAGGGAGGAATTGGGCCTGGTAACGGTGAACTCGTAATAAAGAAAAAATTATCCGAAGACGATAAGTCTTGGAAAAAATTGAAAAATTTTCAGAATCTACAAAATGCAAAAGACGTTCAAGGCACAGGTGATCTCTCAAATATCTCTTTGGCTATCAATCCTAATAATTCTATTTACGAAGTCATAGTAATTCCTGTACCTAGATTTTATCAGGCTACATACGAAGTCACATTTTGGGCTCAATATCAGTCTCAAATGAACAATATGATAGAGGCTTATACTTCTTCATACAACTTGAGATCTACAAGATCTCATAGAATTGAGAGCCCAAAAGGATGGTGGTTTGTTGCTAATTCTGATGAATCAATATCTTTTGAAAATAATATCGATAATTACACTGATGACGAGAGAATATTAAAAGCAACAATTACAATTAATGTCACTGGTTATCTCTTGGGTCCGTCGTTTCCAGGAGCACCTAATGATGTAAGGAGATATATTAGCGCACCTAGAATTTCTTTTGATATCGCAGATACCGATATAAAATCTGTGCCTTCTTCTAGAATTCCATCAGGAAATGCGGAGGATTATACATTCGAAGATATAATGAATGAGACTTATCCTCTTCCTGGTGCTGGTGTAGCACAAGCAGATCTTCAAGCAGATTTAACTAGAGTGACAATCGGCGGGAAAAACAAAGAAAATATCAATAATCAAACCCAAATAATCGAAAATCCTTTTACGGGTTTTTCCGTAAAAGCGACATTAAAATCGAAAAATTTATCAACCGGTGAACGAGTTTATGTAATAATCGATAACTTGGACAAATAAGGACATAATTATCACAAGATTTTTTAATTAAGGAGAAAAATATATGGCTGAGAATACTTTCAAATCTCCAGGTTTTTTCGAAAGAGAAATAGAATTGACCGCGGAGAAACAGTCTCCGATAGGTACACCTGCTGGAGTTATAGGTTCATCTCTGATGGGACCAGCTTTTGTTCCTCTAACGATAGGAACATTTACAGATTTCGAAAATCGTTTTGGAACTGTATCACCAGAAAAACCAGCAACTTATGCTGTGAGAGAATGGTTGAAAAATAGGACAGCATTGACTTTTATGAGAACTCTAGGTGCTGGTGCTAATGCGACTCCTGCAGACTTTGGAATTACAAGACAGTGGGGTACAGTAAAAAATGCTGGCTTTAAAGTCGTAGGTGACAGTGATACCGGAAAGGGTTTTGTTCAATTCTTATATGCGGATCACGTTGTGAGTGCTAATTCAGATGTTGGATTTCCAATCTATACGGATAATGACACTGTGTCTCTTTCTCTTAGAGAAAACCCACCGACAAATGATTCTCCAGTAAAAATCGTAAGAGGTATGATTATTTGTGCAGAAGACGCAAAATTTGAATTGAAAAACTTTAGTGGAGTGTATGGTGCGTCTGGTATGGTATCCGAAGACAATGGATCAAATACTTTTGTGATGAAATTGACCAAAGGAGAGAGCACTAAAGAACTTACTGTCTCTTTGGATCCGGATCACACTTATTACTTAGGTAAAGTGTTAAACACTGATGCTAAAAAATTCCAATCTGAAGGATATGTCCTCTATTTGGATCTCGGCGTAGAGCAAGAATTAGCTCCTGCAATGACAGCTGCTAATGCCAATCATGTTTTTATCTCTCATGGTAAATCTGATGTTGATGCTTCTAATAATGAATCTTTTGCTTCAGCATTTGGTAGATTTGATACAAGATATAAGGCTCCAAAGACTACGTCTTTTATCTCTCAACCTTTCGGAAAAATCGAATATGATTTGTTTCACTTTGAGTGTTTGAGCGATGGCGCTTATGCTAATACTGAATTCAAGATCTCAATCGCAAACTTGAGAAAATCTTCAGATCCTAATGACAAATATGGAACTTTTGATGTCCTCGTGAGAAAGTTCAATGATACAGATTTTGCTCCTCAAGTTCTAGAGAGATTTATCAATTGTACATTGAATCCTAATTCGGATTCTTTCATCGCTAGAAAAATCGGTGATAAAAAAGTAGTATTTGCTTTTGATGCAGATCTTGAAGAAGAGAGAAGATTAGTTATCTCTGGTAGATACCCAAATCGTTCTTTGAATATCAGGGTAGTGATGAATGACTCCGTATACAAAGGTGAAGTTCCACAAGAAGCAGTACCTTTTGGATTCCGAGGAATTCCTGTGCTAGATATATCTGAAAACTTGGCTGCAGGAGCAGCAAATTATAATTTTCCAGCAATGCCTTTGACTTTCAAAGCTACAAAAGGTCAAGTGAAATATTCAAACCTTTCGTATGTAGGAGAACCTGGAAATAACGAGAGAGCAGATAAGAGAATCTACTTTGGTGTGAAAACCACAAGAATTGTTGATGATAGCGAAGTCGCTGATGGCGTGCTTGAATCTAACTTGTCTGGTGAGATGTCTCCGGTAGTAAAGGCTTATACAAAGTTTATGGGTGTAAAAGGTGGATCTTCCGAAATAGGGCACTTTGTAAGTGATGCAGACAGTTTCAATAATAATAAGTTCACATTAGCTCGAATAGCATTGAACACCAATTCTGCTGCAAACTTCGATAGTCTCTCCTCTGTAAATGCAATGAGAGAAGCTTGTTATATTAGAAATGGCAATCCTGATGCTAGTGATTATTCTGTTACAGATTCTCTATCTCAAGCTAAGAGAATGACTTTTGCTTCTTTGATTCACGATGATACTGCTAACAATTTCAATAAATTCTCAAACTTTGCAAAATTCACTAACGTATTCTACGGTGGTTTTGATGGTTTGAACATCTTGGATGGTGATATCCAACACATGAATGATAGAGCAGCTTCTTCCGAAACATCTAATTCTCTTGATTCTACCGGAAAGGCTTCCGATTCTTTCACTGGTGGTTTGGGACTAAGCGGAACAGATGACGGTACAATGATGGGTAAGGGTAAAGATAACAATATTATCTCTTCTTATCGTCAAGCAATCAAAATTATGACAGATCCTATGACAACAAAAATCAACTTGTTGGCAATCCCAGGAATTAGAGATCCTTACATCACTGATTTTGCTGCTAATATGGTAAGAGATTATTCTTTAGCAATGTTCTTGATGGATATTCCAGCATTTGACAAAGATCAAAAAAGAATATTCTCTTCAGGACGTCCGGACATCGAGTATACTGGAAATGCTTTGGAAGCACGGGCTTTGAATAACAACTATGTCGCTACGTATTTCCCAGATGTATTCATCACAGATCCTATCAACAATCGAAGAGTTTTAGTACCTGCTTCTGTTGCTGCTATCGGAGCTCTAGGATACAACGATGCTGTAGCATATCCTTGGTTTGCGCCAGCCGGTTTCAATCGCGGTGGTTTGGATTTCGTAGAAAACGTAAAAACACGCTTGAGTTCATCAGATCGAGATGATTTGTACGAAAGAAAAATCAATCCGATTGCAAACTTCCCTAATGGAGGATTCGTAATCTTCGGACAAAAGACAATGCAAATCAATGAATCTGCTTTAGATAGAGTCAACGTGAGAAGACTAATGCTTGAAGTAAAACGACAAGTAGTAGAAGTCGCTAGCACAATTCTCTTCGAACAAAATAATAAAGCGACAAGAGACAGATTGGTGGGATTAATTTCGCCTAAGTTGTCCACGATTCAAGCACAGTCCGGTGTAGAGAGATTTAAAGTGATCTGTGACGAGACAAATAATTCACAGACAGACGCTGATGAATATAAATTGAATGGTAAAATTATCATTGTTCCAACAAAGACAATCGAATTTATCGCAATAGATTTTATCGTTACAAATTCAGGCGTTTCTTTCGGATAATATAATTAGAATAAATTAACAATTTTTAGGAGTTTAAGATGGCAGAAAGAATTTTGAAAAGTCCTGGAATTTCCACAAGAGAACTAGACTTGAGTGCACCTGGTAAGGTTTCTCCTCAAGGCATTCCAGCTGGAATTATCGGGACAGCCGAAAAAGGCCCTGCTTTCGTACCTACAAATTTTGCTACTCTCAATGAGTTCACCAGTCTCTTTGGTGGCTCAATGGGAGTGCATTACGGTGCGATGGCGATGAAAGAATGGATGAGAAATGCTCGATCAGGTGTATTTTTGAGAACACTCGGAGTGGGAAATGCTCAAGCCGCAGACGCTTCTTCTGGCGTCACAGAAAATGCAGGTTTCATTGTAGGAGATGAAATCGTCGATTATACAAATACATCAGCGTCTTCACAAGGATTAGAATCTGAAGGAAGTGTATGGGTTCCAAGTGCTAATCCTTTTGCAGGAGACGGTGCTGATATAGATCCTGATACGATCACAGTATCTAATCCTATAGTAGGCTCAGATGAAATCGCAGCAGTATCAGAAATTACTAGTATATCTTTTGGAAACGGCGACGGCATCAATGATAATATTACCCCAAGTGATTGGAATGGTGTAGTTATACTAATTGCAGAAGATAATAGTGGAACAACTGCATTTTATTTTGACAATAACGGAGATGCTACTGTTGATGGATTGACTGTAACAGATGGACAACTAACCCCTTCAACATATTGGGATGGTACATCGGTTACTGGACTTTTAAATATCCAGATTGTTGATATATCAAGTGCTACAACAGAACAAGATTTATATAATGCATTTGCTGCACAAATAGGAGGAGCAAATAATACCTTGGCTATTGAGTCTGAAAACACTATTGATGTAATATCTATTCAGGCGCAAGCAGGTGCTGTATATGCTTCTTCTACAATACAGGAAAATCCAAATATTGTGTCTTTATCTGTTTCTTCATCTCAAACTGGCGAAGATCTTGTCCCTGCTGTTTCTGCTGAATGGACTATTACAGTAGATGATTTGCAAATCTTAGATGGTACTCTGATCACTGTAACAAAAGTAGATGGTAGTCCTTTCGTATTTGAGTTCACAAGCACAGGAGACATTGCATCCACTTCAGATTGGCCAATCGATATATCTTCAGCTACAACTGTTGACGAAGCTGCTACAATTATTCGAGGTGAAATTCAAGATGCGATATCTGATCAAGGAATATCTTTGCAATCGGCAACCGTATTGAATAGCGTAGTAACTCTTGTGACTGTTGTTCCAGATACAAACAATGGTGAATCTTGGCCTACTGTTGATGAATGGGAACCTTCTACTACTTCGACAGTTCCTGGCACTACTTATTTCTTAGCTGTGAATATGACGACTTCCGATAACACGGAAGACTATTTGGGCATCAGTACAGGTGCTAGCTCTAAAGTTCTTCGTGGTGTTCTAATGGTAGCAAATGGAATTGTGCCTGCATTACAACAATCAGGTGAGACTCTAAGTAGTGTTCCTACTGTAGCATACGGAGAGTTTGGAGCTGGTAAAGACGTTGGTGGAGCTACTGGCGAATTACAGAGTACAGATGACAGATTCGTCATTGCTTTGAACGGTTTTGATAATTCGAACTATAGTTCATTGTTGACAGCTTCTTTCGATCCTACTTCTCCTGTGTACTTTCCAAAAGTATTGAATACAGATCCAAATAAGCTCCAAGAGAGAGGTCACTTCTTGTATGCTCACTACGATATCCCAGGTGGATTAGCTGTAGCAACAGGTGAAGGAACAAATGCTGTATATCTCACAAAGAGTCAACACGCTGCAAGTGGCTTGGCTAAAGACAATTTCTCTAAGACAAACTTTGACAACTGGCAACAAAAATTCACACATGCTGCAACTCCTTGGATCACGTCTCAAGTGCTGGGAGACACTGCTAAGAAATTATTCAGATTTCACGCTTTAGATGCTGGTGCTTCTGGTGCAGGTAAATTCAAAGTATCAATTTCTTCTATCAATAAGTCCGCAGAAATGTCGAATCCTTATGGCACATTTGACGTTTTGATTCGTTCTGCGAGTGATTCTGATGACAAACCCGTTGTACTACAACAATTCCGTGGTGTTAACTTGAATCCTGGTTCCGATCGATATATTGCAAGACTAATTGGTGATCAACACGTATTCTTCGATTTTGAAAAACCTGTAGGTAAACAAAAATTAGTGATGGAAGGTCTATATCCAAATCAGTCTCCATTCGTACGTATTGAAGTAGATGAATCTATCGAAGACGGTACAATGAATCCTAGTGCACTTCCTGTAGGTTTCCAAGGTAAGAATTTCTTACAATTGGATGCAGAAGACTTAGAAGAAGCACTTGTTGAAGCTCCTTTGCCATTGAGAAATAATGTGTCAATTGGAAGTGGAAATACTAAAGTAGTAGATTCTAGATTCTTCTGGGGTGTTCAAATCCAAGACATTAGAGAAGTATCTTTGAAAAATAAAGAGACAACTGTAATTTCCCTCGTAAATGAACTCACGAAACATTTTACCACAACAGGTGGAACAAATGCTGCTTGGCAAGGAGATTCTACGACAGCTGATGCTTATAACAATAATGCTTTCACTCTCGAGAACATCTTGATTGCTACCAAGACTGATAATGATGGCGCTGTAAATACAGAAAATCCAGTAGATCCTAATAAGTGGCACGAGGCTGTATATATTAGAAACAAAGCAGGATATAACTTGAGTACTGCTGCTCTCGTATCTTCCGGATTTCTGGAAAGTGTCGAGATAGGAGCAGACGGCAGTAACAAATTTAAGAATTCTGCTAATGGCTATCGATTCTTGGATGTCTCTAAAGACTTTGGTCAATCCGCTTCGAAGAAATTCATTAAGTTCACTGTACCTTTCCAAGGTGGTTGGGACGGTTTGGATATCTTCGATAAAGAAAAGGCAAAAATGTCTAACGTATCATCCGTAAGAGAAATGGATACCCTAGGTTCTTCTTACTTCGGTGGACCAGACGGTGCTACTACCGCTGCATTTAGAAAATCAATCGATATCCTTGCGGAAAAAACCGATGTCGATGTACAACTATTGGCAACTCCTGGAATGCGTTCTAATGGCATTACCGATTATGCAATCGATAAAACTGAAGAGAGATTCGATGCACTCTACATCTTAGACACAATGTCTTACGATCATGAGGGGTATTATGTGACAGCTTCTTCTCAAGAAGTTTCTGTGTCTAATACAGCACAAGCGTTGGCTAATAGAAACTTGGACACTTCATTCGCAGCTGCATATTTTCCAGACGTAGTGCTTAAAGACGGAGACACTGCAGTAGTAGTTCCTCCTTCGGTTCCTGTACTTGGAGCTTTGGCACTCAATGACGCAATTGCACATCCTTGGTATGCTCCTGCTGGTTTTGCTCGTGGAGCACTGCCTACCACTATTGAGACTGCTGTGAAATTGAATAGAGCTAATATGGATGTACTGTATGAAGCTGATATCAATCCGATTACTTCATTTCCTTTGACAGGAGAATCTGTTGTGATTTTCGGTCAAAAGACACTCTTGCAAGCACAATCTGCTTTGGATAGAGTGAACGTAAGACGTTTGCTGATTGATGTGAGAAGAAAAGTAAAACAAGTATCCAACAGTATCTTGTTCGAACCAAACAGAGACTCTACTCTGTCTAAGTTCTCTGCAATGGTGAATCCAATCCTTCAGAGAATTCAATCTCAAAATGGTCTCGAAAAATTCAAAGTGATTATCGATACCACTACAACAACTCAAGAAGACATCGAAAATAATACAATCCGAGGAAAAATCTTCTTACAGCCTACGAAGTCTATCGAGTTTATCTCTCTTGACTTTGTTGTTGGAAATCAAGGAATGGATGTATAATTAAAATAAAAGGAGGCGAATATATTCGCCTCCGCATTCTATAGAATTACAAAAGGAGACCGAAATGGCAGAAACATTAAGTGTACAAGATATGTTACCAAACAAATTCGAACCAAAAAGAAAGAATCGATGGATTTTTGCTTTAGAAGGTATCGATTCATATTTGATCAAAACAGCTAACAGACCGACAATCACAATTTCAGAACAAAGCGTGTCTTACATGAACTCTAAGAGATACTTGGCAGGAAATGGTTCTTTCGATGCATTGTCTTTGACTTTGCATGATCCTATCGCTCCAAGTGGTGCTCAACAAGTTATGGAATGGGTACGTACTCACTGGGAATCTGTATCCGGCCGTGCTGGTTATGCAGACTTCTACAAGAGAGACGCTCAATTGAAATTGGTTGACCCAGTAGGAACAGTAATTGAATTGTGGGATATCAAGGGATGTTTCATCACTTCAGCTGGTTTTAGTGACCTCTCTTATGAAGACGATGGTGCTTTCATGGAAATCTCATTGTCTTTGAGATTTGATAATTGTGTACTTCAGTACTGATCTTACTTGATAGATAGAGATTTACTAGTAAACCTGAGCTTGAAAGAGCTTGGGTTTCTTTTTGTTCTCCAGAACAATAAATTCCAGTAATTAGAATTTAGTATTATCACTTTTTCCCTTTCAGTATATATTCATTTTCCAATTGATCCGTGCAAGGGAATTTTATAGCTAGATCGTTCTATATTACAATAGAACGTAGATAAAATTTCGAAAAACTCTTATCGACTACGAATATACATAAACAAAAGAAGAATTTTCGTAAATATAATTCTAGAAAAATTGCAATTAGGCATATTTCTCTGTATAATATAATTGAATTATGAGGTAATGACCTCTTTTTTGTTCAACAATAGTTTATGAGGAAATTTATGACAACTAGAAAAGGAAATGACGTCTTTACTGGTGGAACTGATGGTGCACCTGAAGGTTCTATGGCTCAAGGTTGGGCTGGTGAGCGTAAAGATGTATTGCGTGATGAATTTGGATTAGAGATTCCTGTAGAAGACATACCTCTGCCTTCTAAGGGATTAGTGTATCCACCATCTTCACCACTTCACATGAAAGAGACAGTGCAAATCAGAGCAATGACAGCAAGAGAAGAAGATATTTTGACTTCTCGGGCATTGATTAAAAATGGTACAGTAATTTCTGAATTAATTCGTTCTTGCTTAGTAGACAAAAGAATTGATCCAGATGACATGTTATTGGGAGACAGAAATGCTCTAATGGTAGCACTTCGAATTACAGGTTATGGCTCTTCATATCCTACTGAGATGACATGTCCAGCTTGCAATGAAAAAGGGAAATTTGAATTTAATTTATCAGAACTTCCTTTGAAATTCTTAGAACAAGAACCTGTTGCACAAGGCTCTAATGTTTTTGAAGCCAAAGTAGACGATAATATGACAATTCGTTTCAAATATATGACTGGTCATGAAGAGAAAGAAATGTCAAAAGCCGCTGAAAGAAAGAAAAAACAAGGATTTCAATCAGATAACTTGATTACTACTCGTTATCAATATCAAGTTTTGGCAGTGAATAACATCACGGATAAGACAAAAATTCAAATGTTCGTACAAAAAATGCCTACAAAAATCTCTAGAAACTTACGAAAAGTAATGGATTCAGGAGAACCAGGAATTGATATGAAACAGCATGTAACATGTCCTTCTTGTTCTGAGGAGTCGGAGGTGAGTATGCCTTTAGGTGCCAGCTTTTTTTGGCCTGACGCCGGATGATAAGAAGATATTTCTCGAACATATATTTCTCTTAATGTATTATGTTGGTTTTACCTATTGGGAGTGTTACAATATACCTATTTGGCAGAGGATCTGGTTTATCGATCGACTTCAAGAAGAGATAAAGAGATATACTGATAAAGATGGAAATACTCAACCTACAAGGGCAGCACATCAAAATACTCAACAGATGAGAGAATTAATGGGCAGACAGAGAAATCAGGTACCTGCAAACCTTCGAAGATTTACTTAAATTTAGAAAATTGCAGGATAATTAAAGACCGGGTCTTCCACCCACTTTATAACTAAGGGTATATCATTAAAGATATAGAGGTGAATTAAGTAACCAAACGAAAGGGGAGGCAATAGCCTCCCTTAGTAGTATTTAGCCAGGATATATTATGGAAATTCTAGATATCTTTCACATATTACAGATTCAACACACTGAAGACTATAAGAGAGAATATAATGACTGTTATCTCTCTAGAGGCCTATTTCTACCAGACATTATGTGGACTGAAGGCTGGCACGATGGATATACTAAAGAAGAATTACGAGAAATAAAGAGAAAATATCGAAAAGTTTTCAAAGAAGCGCATGCTTGGGCAATAGAGTATTATGGAGATGATTATTCTCATCGAGTGAAATTGATACCTTGGGAATATCACCAGAATTTGTCTAAAAAAATAAACAAGCAAGGACACGCTTCTCAAGAATTACAAAAAAGGTATATAGTCTATGAGTATTTCAACACCATTACGCTTAAAAAATTTGGTATCCAAAGGATGTCTCCTGGTTCTTCGAACTTTATTAGAGTGCGTAGCTCTGATATTGGTGTTGACTCTTTATCTAGGGTGGCATGTCCGTGAAGTTATTGAAAGAAAAATAGATGAGATAGAGAAACAATCTTCTCAGTGAACTCGCTATGAGATTTGAAACTTAGATATAATTACACTATATCATTTATTGGAGACTATACTATGCGAAATGAAAAGAAGAATAGACTACTTATCGAGAGTGTTAGATATATTACTGGCAATCAAAAGAATCTAAAAGTCAAAGGGCCAACACCTTTTGTTAATGCTTATAAAGAAGCAATCAAAGCATCAAGAGATCTTTATGAAGCACTTCATAATGATAAGTCTTCATTAAAAGATATCGAAACATTAGTTGAGATTAGAAATAAAGCAGGTATTAAATTTCAGAAAATAACTGGAACTCGTTGGCCTTTCTAAAATTTTATAGATCTATAATTACCTCTATATAAATGGAGAGTTGAATGAGTACTGGTCCAACACAAGATCAAGTAGATATAGCACAAGCGCTGAATAATGCGTTAAAAGAGAATTCGGATATTTGGGATAAAATATCTAATTCTGCTACTAGTACTTCAGAGAGACTTCAGGAGGCTCTAAAAGATCTTAAGAAATTCACGGACCAGACAGAAAACCAACAAGAAGCTTCTGAAAAACTCACGGATACCATCAGAGACTACAACAGCGAAACCAAAGCAGGTGGAAAATCAATAAAGATCTTTGGAAAAGAAATCAAATTGCTTACTAAAGAGCAAGAGAAAGCTATGAGAGTGACTGCAGCTCTTACAACTGCAATTTCTGGTCTTCAAAATGGAATTGCTGCTACAGGAGCTGCTTTTAGTCTAATTGGTGGTGCTGTCAAGGCTTCATTTTCTATTATTAAAGGAACAATTGGATTCTTTGGAGGTCTAATGGGTGGCCTCTTTAAAGCTGCATCGTCATTCTATTCTAATAATGCTGGTGCTGTAATGCAAGCCAATGAGAATATCAGGGCATCTTTTGGTAATTTACAGGGGCCTATTGGAGGTATGGTAAAATCTTGGGGAAAAGATTTACCACAGGCTTCTAAAGCTTTAGCTGCAGCTGGTACTTCTCTTTTTAATGTGCTAGGTGATACAGCAGCCAAAATTGAAGAATTGAATAAGATAGGACAAGCTTTTGGTGAGATGATTGTAAGATTAGGTCATCATGTTTCAGGTGCCGCTGGAAAAATGATGCTTTTAGAAAAGGGTATGGGCATCACTTATGAAACAATGAAGACCATGTCTGTTAATGCCGAAGCCATGGGTGGTACTCTTGAAGAACAATTAGATTCAGTTGCTATTTCTTCTGCTCACATGGCAAAGAAATTTGGGATAGATGTAAAACAAATTGGGAAAGGTTTTTCTCAAATGGCAGCAGACACAGCTCATTTTGGTGATATTGCTCCTGCAGCTTTAGCTGCGACTGCTGCTTATGCTTCAAAACTAGGCATTGAAGTTAAGAATTTAGCTGGAATTATGGATAGTTTTGATTCTTTTGAACAAGCTGCTCAATCTGCTGGAAATCTTGCCGAAGCATTTGGAATGAACATTGACGCAATGGATATGATGATGGCAAATAATCCTGCGGAGAGAATTGACCAGTTGAGAAAAGCCTTCCAAGACACCGGTAAATCCGTAGCAGACTTATCGAGACACGAATTGAAAATGCTTAGTCAACAGATGGGTGGAATGGATATTGATTCAATGAAGAATGCTTTATCTATCCCAGTTGATGAAATGGGATTTGATGATTTTGAAGACGCTATGAATGAAGCAGGTGAGAAAATGACGCTTGAAGAATCAATGGCTGATATTGCAAAATCGATTCAAAAGCTTACTAATTCTTTAGCTGATTTAGGAAGTGGCCCATTATCTGCTATGACGAATGGCTTTATGAGAGGTCTAGAGAGATCTAAAGAATGGCGAGAGATGATGAAAATTCTCGGAGACTATTTAGTGAAATTCTTTAGATTTGGAGAGAGTATTGGACGTATGTTTGCGGATTGGCTAGGTACTCTAGGTGATGTAAAAACACTATGGAAAGACTTCTTGAATTTCGATGGCTTGGAGAAAGCATTTGCAAGAATTAAAAATGCATTTCAGGACTTTTTCAAGAATTTCAAAAAAGACCCAAAGAAAGCAGGAAGAGACCTAGCACAAGAAATCATTGGAGGAATTCAAGAATATTTCAGCGGTGTGGGTGGTGGTGAAGGAGGCAATGTCTTTTCTGGTTTGATCGAAGGATTCATATATGTTGTTGAAGGTTTTGCACCCATAGTAATAGAGAAAATAGCTTCTATGATTCAGTTGGTTGCAGATTTTATTTCAGGTAACGGTGTAGAGAATAAACTTCAAGAAGCTAGCGAATCTGGTATTGGTGGTGCCATGACTTCAGCAATGTTAACTATCTTTACTTCGTTGCAAGACACATTATTGCCTGCTTTGATGAATTTATTCTCTGTGCTTTTTGAAAAAGTGAAACCATTTTTGATAGATTTGTTGATAAAACTTTGGGGAATTGTTCTCGTGAAGACAATTCTGACGGCTTTAGTTCAACAAGCTGTTATTTCTGCTATCTCTGGTGGGTTTTCTACATTTTTAGGAACTACTGCTGCTGCAACTACAGGTGCAGGTGCTCTTGGTACCGCTGTTAATCCTGCCACAGCTGTTTCAACAGGTGCTTCTTTGCAGGGGTTTATGATGTCTACTGCTGCAATGACTCCAGCATCTATTGCGAAATTTGGAGTTAAGTTAGCAGCAATTGCATTATCTGTTTTGCCTACTCTGATTATTTTTGCTACTGAGGCAATTATTGTAGCGACAATTCTCAAAAAAGTTCCTTTTGAAGATTTGCTTAAGGGGTTTGCAACAATAGGGATGGCGATTTTAGAAATTGCTGCATTGCAATGGGTAGCAAAATTGATAGATCCAAAATCTGTTCTTAAGACTTCTTTAAGTCTTTTAGCAGGAGCTGCTTTGCTTGCTATTGGTGGTGTTTCATTTGCTTTAGCATTACTAGCAGTGAACTCTCTCATGAAAAAAGTCCCTATGAAAGAAGTAGATGAGATGTTTTGGAAAATAATTTCTGCTTTAGAGATGTTACTCATACTTTCTCTTGCAGGGTTTGCTGTAAGTCAATTTTTAGGGGGCCCACAAGCAATTGCTGTAGTTGCCGGTATTGCAGGAGGAGCTGCATTGTTAGCAGGTGCAGGTTGGGCATTTGCGGAAGCTCTTAGATTCATAGTAAAGGAATCAAAAGGTATCTATATGAAAGAAGTAGAAGAGACCTTTAAATTGATGATTGCTGCAATAGAGCAAGTAGCAATTCTTGCAGCTGCAGGCGCTCTTTTAGGTTTGTCACTACCATTGATAGCTTTAGCTGCCATAGCTTTTACCGCTGCTATTCCATTCTTGAAATATGAAGGATTAGAATTAATCGAAGCTATTAATATTTTGACTCAAGGGACCAACATCGAAATTGGGAAGTTAGAGAAAATACTTTCTGGAACTATATTGGCTTTAGATCTATTGGGAATTGTTATTGCTTATGGTGCAGCATTAGCACTTGATATACCTGATATTTGGCTTGCTACGAAAGGATTGAAACACGCGAAAGCATTCATGATAGGAGAAGATGGAGACACCGTAGGGTCTCTCTTAGAATTTGCTGAACAAGGTGGTCCATTATCAAAAATATCGGCTTTAAATATTAATAAAGCGAAACTAGAATCGAATTTAACTGCTTTAACTTTTACACTTGAAGCAATCGATGATATGATAGACAATATGGCCGGTATTGGATTTTTATCTTGGTTTGGATATATGAGACTTGCAAGCCGAGGCATAGAGTCAATGGCGGGGTTTATTTCTGGAGACACGTCTAGCAACCTAGATAGCATAGTGAGAGCATTAAATAAAGTTAGAATTGGAGATCCAAAAGAATTTTCTGAAAAAATAGATGCTATTGGAAAGCTCATTATAGCAGTTCAAAATCTCTCTCAAATTGGGATAGAAGCTACAAAAATGGCACTCCTTGGAAGCCTCTTTGGAAAAGAAGGAGATACTATAGCTACTACTTTCTCTCTCATGTTTGGATTTATTCATAAAATTCTTGGTGGATTACAGACTTTCATCAAAGAAGTGGTGACTCTTACAAATGGAATAACACCAGACTCCCTCAAGGGAATTGAAGCAGTTGCAGGTATTATTAGTGCTATAGCAAGTTTTGGATCAGCAATGTCAGGACCATTGACAAAGATAGCAACAGATCAATCTTTTGTAGACGATTGGTGGGGATCTTCCGTACAAGATAAAATAACGGCTGTTGTAGATGGTGCTAGCAAAATGATGACTAGTATTTCAAAGAAATTGCCAACTCTTTTTGAGAATTTACTTCCTGTTCTTAATTTGATTACTGATGCAGAATCAATAGAGAAAAAAGCAAATGCCCTCTCTTCTGTATTTAATGCTGTGGTCTCTATTGTAGACGCTGTTGCTAAATTAAATGAATTAGGTGCAAAAGGAAATAAATGGAATGATTTAGTTTCAACTAATTCTGAAGGATTTGAAAGACTTCTCGAGAATGCTTCAAATATGATGGAAAGCCACGCCCTTCGAACTCTTATAACTTCTACTAATGCATTCTTGAATAATATCAATATTACTGTTCCTAAAGAAAAAATTACAGCAGTTTCTGATTTTGCTAGCTCAATAAAGAGTATTTTTCAAGACTTGGGAGATTTAGGCTCGTACTTGAAAGAAGAAGGCGTAGCGAATATTACTGCAGTCTCTACTGCTCTAGAAGACCTAACAAATAGAAATTCTTTGCCAAGTACTGTTATGGCAAAGCTCAACGATGAAATGGTTACAATCTCTAATAACTTGAAAGACATGGAGATTAACTTAGAATCAATTGCGTTGAAACCGTTTTTAGATTCCACATTGAAAGCAACAGGAAAGCATGAGATTACAATTAAACCTGGACAAGTTAATATGACTGTGAACTTTAATGTTACAATGGATGCAGAACAATTGGCTGTTACAATGCATAAAGGCAATGACAAGACAAACAATAAAGGGTTCTTTGTCCTTACAGAAGAAGCTAAAAAATCTGAAGCATTTGCAGATGATGCATAGGAGGATGTATGGATATCAGACGAGTTGTAGAAATTACTAATATTATAGAGTCTCTTAGACAAATATTGCCAGAAAACCAGAGAATTCAATTTGATAAAATCGCAGAAGAAAAACTTAAGTTCTACGAAAGCGTTAATGAAAAAATAGAAACATTAAAAGAGAAAAAAGATGTCGAATAATAATGATACTACAAGAAGTAGACAGAATGCCGATGACGAGAGTACTTTTGCGTCTGTGAAGCCAAATGATGGTTCTGGCTATACTACCCTTGAATCAAAAGACGATTTATATCCTAAGAGAGTAAAGAGGCTAAAGGATTATTTAGCTGATACTACTAGTGCGAATTCTTCTAATCCAGATGTCACTTATTCTGGAACAAAAAATAAATATCCTATCGATTCTGGAGATGGTCCAAATACTAACACATTCGAACAGGAACAGGCCCTTCGAGAAGCGTTCGAATCCTTTAATACACTATCTTTTGGGACTTCTTTTGAAGGCAAAATTTCTTCTCTAGAGAAAGGAATTTACAATTCTAGTAATACTTCGGATTCTTTTATCTCTAACAATCCTGAAAAAACCAACGATATTGTCAAAACTAGTCTAGATCCAAACAGGTCACAACAGAGTCGATGGTTTGGAGTTACAAGAGAAATTGATTATCAAAAAATAAATAAAGACTTGATTTCAAATAGTAACACATATCTCTCTGCTGCTCGTGATAATTTTCTAATTAAAAATAAGAATATGAATCTAGGATTATCTAACACAAAAGAGATAACTCCTTCTTCTGAAGTAGCTATTAGCGGGTCTACAATCGGAATTGATGTAGATCATAGAAATTTGCAATTTCTTGATGATCCACAGGCTCGTTGGGGAGTGGATACTAATGGATCTAGATATTCTACGACGACTTATGGAAACAGAAATACTCATGATAATCCATTTGAGACGAAGATTAATTTCGAATTAGGAGATACTTCTGATAATAAAGTCTTGGCATTTGCAAGTGATCTCTTTGAGATATTTTTGTTAGGTATTATTAATGCAAATGCTGGGAATTTATTTCAGGTTTTGAGTTTTGCAATAAGTGAGACACAGAGCTTTACAAAAGACTCAAGCCCACCTGTAATTAATAGGTCATCGTGGGAGAATATTTATATTGATAATCCGCAACTTCAAGATCCTACGGAATTATTTAAGGGATCCTCTGGATACAATCAAGACAGTTTTAGAATATTATTACAAGATATTGACAATAACTTTTCGAGTCCCGAGATGATTTTTGATAAAGGAACTTCAATTGACGCTATCATAAGCGAATTAAAAAATGCAGGCCTCAATGAAGTAGTTAGAGCTATCAATTTTTTCTCTTACATGTTGAGAGACTTGAATATTTCTGTACCAAAAGCTACTTTGAGTAATCTTCGACATGGTGAGTATTTAAATCCCAAAAAAGAAGGTGGCAATATTGTATTAGCTTATAATATTGCAGCAGCAAAGGGATTATTGCACTTGGTTTCACATGGAGTAATTCATGGTCTCTTAGATCATAGGAACCGAGGATTCTTTGAAAATCTCACCGTGAACATTAAAAAAGAAAGAGACTTTTATAAAAAATTTATTTCTGTCGATAATCTCTTAGTAGAAGACGTAAGACATTGGCTCGGTGATTCTTATAAAATTGTGAGATTTTTTAACTATCTTGTAAATTTAGGAGATATTGTCGCTCTGAGTGATCCTAAATCTCACGTGAAATATTCTGCTTCAAAAGTACCTTTAGATACTTTAGAGAATAGTCCCACTACTAGACTAGCAAAATATCGTAAGAAAGGAATTAGGAAATCCACCTTGAGCCTTTCAGAATTGCCTAGCCAATATTTGATATTACAAGATGATCAAAAAAATGTAGCTTTAGGTAGAATGTCAGAAATAGGCAACAAATCGTATTTTGGTTCTCAAAATTCAGATAAGTCCAATGAAGAAGACAAATCTTCTAAATTTAGTGGCATTACAGGAAACCGTTTCTCTAGAGAACAAGTAATAGCTCTAGAGAACCAACTTGAAGCAGAACAGATGCCATTTTATATTCAAGATCTTAGAACAAATGAAATTATTGCTTTTCATGCTTTTCTCGGAGATCTATCGGATTCTTATTCAGCGACTTGGGCTGCTCAGCAAGGTTTTGGAAGATTAGAAGCTGCGCAGATATATGGAGGAGGATCTAGGGCTATTGGCTTGAGTTTTACCATGGTTGCATTTAATGAGACAGACTTCGATGAAATGTGGTGGAAAATTAATAAACTCACGACGCTTGTGTATCCACAGTGGTCTAGAGGTACTCTAATGGAAGATTCAGAAGGAAAATCATTTGTGCAACCGTTTTCTCAAGTGCCTACAGCTTCACCTCTTGCTAGAGTTAGGGTAGGTGATATTTTTACATCAAATTACTCAAAGCAGAATGTTGCAAGATTATTTGGGATGTTTGAGAATGATGCTAGTAAATTTGAATATACTCCTTCTACAGATATAAAAAGGAGAAAATTAAATACAAGAGGTTTGAGAATTTTTTCTGAAATTCAGAATTCAAATTTGGGATTAGATTCATCTAATGTTAAGATTTTAGATTCAGAAATAACAGTTAATTATGATTCTTTACATAAGACAATCAATGCAAAAGGTGTTCCAATCATAAGAAATGTTGAGGTAGAAGACTATCTTGCAATGACTGAATATCAAGATAGTCCCCAAAGTGAAGTTCAAAATGGAATTTCTGATTTTTTTAAGAGTGAAAATAATCCTATAGTGAAGGCCTTTGAATCTACTGCGGGTAGAGGGATTGCTGTAGCAATTAATTCAATTCAGTTTTCTTGGAAATTAGGAGAATATCCTTGGAATACCGATCCAGGTTCTAGAGCCCCTAGAATGTGTGATGTATCTTTAGGAATGACACCAATTCATGATATTACTCCTGGTCTAGACCACAATGGTATCAATCGTGCTCCTATATATGGGGTTGGTTCTTATTCAAATAATCTTAAGGGCGATCCTCACTTATCGACAGATTCTTATAATAAAATGATGCACGATATTACTTTAGAAGAAGCACAAAATCTTAGACCTCCGAAATCTCCCCATAAATTTAATGCTAATGATTATAAGGAATAGCTCTTATGATAAAAAGGTATTCGAAAGACAGAATTTTATCCGGCAATAAATTGTCCACTCATGCTGGCGTAGCTAATATCAGGCGTGCCATTGAATTGAATTTATTGACAACAACAGAAATATTTGTCACGGAATCCAAGAGGTTAGACCATCTTGCTCATGAATTCTTAGGTGACTCTCAACTCTGGTGGGTTCTTGCTGCTACTTCTAACATTGGATGGGGATTACAAGTTCCTCCTGGTACAATTATTAGGGTGCCAAATGACTTGGCAAAAATTGAGGCGTTATTAGGATGAGTAATTTAGAAGACGAAATCTACAAATTGAACAAATATCTGAATATCAAGAGTTCTGTCGATATGATTAAACTCTTATTAAATCCTAGTCTAAAAAATGATATGAGGACAGATACCACGACAGTAGAGTCTTCTCTTGAAAAAATGATTAAATCTCTTCTATCAGTTCAGAAAAAAGCCGAATTTGGCTCTGATATGAAGAGATCTATAGACGAATATTGTAATTCTCATACAAGCAAAGATAATGCAACAAAGGGTTTAGCAGATAGGCTAAAAGAACCTCCTACTGATAAAAATAGACCGCCATTTTCTTTAACTACTTGGTCTGATGACCAAAATGCAAACGGCTATCAAAGAAAAACAGGAGTCAAAAGTATCTTAGGGCTAGACGATTCAATCAAGACGTCTATATCAGTATTCGAAATATCTGAGCCTTCTTTAAATTTTTCAAATAGAGACTGTTCTTCTGTAGCGACATTTTTGCAATTGTTACCTTCTATAGAGATATCTCGAGCTGTTCCTTATTTTGATTGTAAGGTAGTTACAACAGTACAAACTAATGAAGGCGAAATAGATAACCAAAGTGTTTTTGATAATGGAATTTCTATTGGAAAATTCTTGGGAGGTAAATTAGAGAATAGCGATAATAGTGTCCTGAACAAATATTTGCTAGCAAAATTTTCTGCAGGACAAACAGTTGACAAAAAAGTCCTTAACAATATGGAGAAAAATAAGAAATCAGATTATCCTAACACTAACGCTGGAATGGAATTATTTACGACTCCACAGACTTTGGTTCAAGGAAATGGTAAATATTTTGATTTAGATGCTAGAAAAAACGCAGTAAATCCAAGTCAACAGTCCATTATGGATCCATTTAGACCCCTAATGACTTTTGAATCATTCACTTTGAATGTAGTTCCTGCAACTGGGATGATATCTACAAAACAGGCTGATGTAAAAATCAAATTACACGACAGATCTAGAATGAATGAAATTGCTCCTCTTTTGGTGCCAGCAAGAATTGGAGACGTAGATCTTCACATTGAATGGGGGTGGAGTCATCCTGAAAGCGATCCTGAGAAAAATATATTTGGAGCGCTTATCAACTCAATGAGAGTCCAAGAGATATATGGAGTTTCCAATTCTTCATATTCTTTTACCCCAGAAGGACAAGTGGACATTTCGCTTAAGTTATATACAAAAGGTGCCCTCAATGTAGCTTATGATCTCATTAAAGGGAAACCCGGAACTGATGGAGCTGATCAGCAGAAAAAATTAGAAGATGCCGTATTAGCATTTAGAGAAGTAGTTTCGAATCTACGAGGAGAAGGCTATAATTTAAAAGATGATTTGGGAGCTCCGGATACTCTAAGTAAAGCATCGTCTTCCAGAGGTATATTATCTCTTACAGAGGATCAAATTAAAGAATTGAATGAATTTCTTAAGAATCTCAAAAAAGTGAAAACTAATAATAATACTACAAGAGATGCAATGAAGAAGTTCTCCACGGCCTTTTCTGGAGCTTTGACAGCTAGTACCGATTTTGCGGCTCAGCAAACAAAGAATTTGAATGCTTTATTTAGCGATATGTTTGATGGTGATGATCCTTATTTGGTTTCTCAGGTTGTAGGTGTTAAGCCACAACAAGTAAATATTAGCCATGATACTCACATATCTTTTGCGAAATTTTTATTATTTATATTAGGGACAAACCTTTTACATGCAGAACAAAAATTTGATGAAATTCAATTTATTTTTTATCCCATGAATGAGTCCGCAATGTGGGCTAGAGAATTAAACGTGGGTCAATATCCTATGTCAAAAAGTCTCCTTAAAGACTTATTCGCTAAAGAGTTTGTTAAAAATCCTACAATGAGAATTCAGACGCTTTTGAATCTAGTTAGAAAAATTTTCATGAACAATGTAGGAGATGACGTATATGGTTTTTCTGAGTTTTATGATTCTAAGAATAGATTAGAGATTAAAAAAGAGATAAAAGAAGATAAGACGAAAAAAGCTAATATGGGTATCAAAAAACAAGAAATCATGAAAGCGTGCTATGAAACCACCGGTGCAAAATTTAAGAAACCTAATATTACCATGGTAATAGAGACTGTGAAAGATGAAAGTGGTACAAAATCTGTTTTGAGACTTCATTTTTCCGATGCAAACTGTTCTTCTTATTCTTCTTATGCTGATCTTTGGAATTCTATGAATAAATCAAATATTGGTACGATTGCAGAATATAAGAGACTTAAAATCAAGAGTACTCAAAAATCTCCTAACTTCAAAGGAGACAAGAAAAAACAACAAGAGTTTGAGAAGAATAAAGGCGATTATTCTTCTAGGTTAAATAGTCATGAAGAAGCTTTTCAAAAAGCAAAACAATTTTTTATCGATGAGAAAATATTAGAAAAAGTAGGAAATGAGAAATATAAAATTAAAGGTGGCCCAAATAGAATACGTGGCCTAATGGCTTCAAATATGCCTACACTAAAATATGGAACTGAGTACTCCGGAATTTTAGCAGCTTCTCTCTCTAACAATTCGAATCCTCAGATGGAAACTATTCAAATGCAAAGAGCTCAAAAAGACAGAAGTAAACCTAATTTGCCAGGAGATGATGGCCTTCCAATGAGGGTGAGACCAGCGCAATTGAGTCTAGACGTATTTGGATGCCCATTAGTGAATTTTGGACAGCAGTTTTTTGTTGATTTTAATACTAATTCGACTATCGACGATGTGTATTTTGTAACAGGAGTGTCTCATAATATTTCTCCAGGAGAATTTAAGACACAGATAAAATTGACTCCTATGCAAGCCTTCGGTCAATTTGGAGCATTAGAAGACACGCTTGGGGATATATCAGATATGGCTGCTGAAGAATCAGAATAGTGTAATATAATAGAAAATCTATTATGATTGATTTATGATATATTTAAATAATAAAATTACTGGCACTAAAAAATCTATAGGGTGGGATATTTCTTCTCAAGATTGGGCTTGGTCTTCTTCAGAAGGAATTTCGTACATGGATTGGATTCTTGGAGATGAATATCAACAGAATTCAGTAGAGTCGATACTGAGAATCTATGGGAAAGAAGTCAAAGAACTCATTCCGGAAAATTATTCAATAATGCTTCGATCTTTAAATTTAGATTCGAAAGCAAATATTTTGAAAATTTTAGGTCCAAAATATTCTCAAGTCATTAAGTCTCAATTGATAGAGTGTGCAGAGTGGCTTCACTCAAGAAAAGAAGATCAATATATACGGTTTTATCAAGACACTAATAAACTTTTAACTCAATTGCAGCCTGCAAAGATAGATTTGACTCGATATAGAAGTATCATGAACATGGGTATAGACTTAGGCACAGAGCCTTATATTGACGAAGATGGCACATATAAGATTCCTCCTCCTATATATTCACGTGATCGCTCTAAAACTGGTAGATTTTCGATTGTGAAAGGAGTCAGAGCCCTTACGATGCAAGCATCTCATAGAAATATCTTGAAAGATGCTTGGCAGCTTGACTTCGAAGCATTAGAGCCTAGATTCTTATTGTCTCTCTTAGGCAAGAGTGTGTCTGGTGATTTTTATACTTGGGTGGGTGAACAGTGTGGATTTAAGACTATGAGTCGAGCACAAATCAAACTCGCTGTAATATCATCAATGTATGGTCACAAGACTCAAATTCCAGAAGTCACTAGGGTCTTAGGTTTAGATGTGTTTGAAAAAGAGTTAGAAAAAGACGTCGTAAATGGCTGGACAAGGAACTGGTTTGGTAGACCTCTCAATGTGAAAGACGTAACAGGAAGACACTTAGTGTCTCTTTGGTTACAATCCACCGCTGCAGAAGCCTCGGTATTAGGTTTCCAGACATTTCTTAGAGATAATCCGAATGTCACACCACACTGGCTTATTCATGATGCCATGATTTATTCTTGCGATTCTCAATTAGAACCAAGAGGCAGTATAATTATCGAATATAACGGTATGAAAATTACTATGCCATATAAGATAGGGAGAGTAGAATGAAAAGAGATTTGATGTGGTACCTCTTAAGAGAAAATAAAGACGATAAAAAAGAAGAGAAACCAAAAGAAACTCCTAAGCCTGTAGAAAAGTCAGATTCTAAAAAAATAGGGAAACCTTTGCTTCCTTCTGGAAAAATGGGCCAAGATTTAGCTATTTTAATTAAAGAGATTCGTAAAGAATATAATACCAGTGTGTCTTCTACTTCTTTGTCAAGTTACAATGGGTCAAAATTATTGAAAAAACTAAATTTAAAGTCAAATTTAGATAAGTCTCAATGGACAAAAGTACTAAAAGACATTAAAGATGCCACTTCTATTTCGGAGATATTCTTAGATTCTAAAGCAGTAGATGACTCTCTTCTAAAAATTCAATTAGCACCAAATTGGCGTTCTATTGGGGTGAAAAAAGAAGACTCCAAGAATCAAGACAAAGACGAAAATATGTCTCGAAGATTTATCGGCTTTTGGATTACTGAGATTCTAGTTGCAATTGGCCACGATAGAAATAGAGAGGCTGGTCTTGCTTTAAAAGATTTTGATCTTCGACTTGAAGGCAATAATGTTTATATAGTTCAGACTAAGAAGTCTTAATATCGTTTGTAATCCAGCTTAAATTCAATTAATATTATATTGTCAAAATAACACTCACAAATGGAGACAATATGAGAGAACTCACTATAGATGATATTAAGAAGAATTGGAAAATATATAGTACGATTTTGACTCGACTAGAAGACGATAATATCAATAATCTGCTGGAGAAATTAGGACAACGCTTAGCACTATCACCAGCAAATCAAATTAAGGGTCAATATGGAGCTTATCTTGGTGGTTTGGTCGAGACTTCAACCAAATTAGGTAAATCTATGCAAGCGCTCAATGAATTCCACGGAAATGCTTGCGATATCAAATCAGTCTATAAGGTCGGGCTCCTTCATGATGTAGGAAGACTTGGTACGCTTACAGATGAATATTTTTTACAGCAAGATTCAGATTGGCATAGAGAGAAATTAGGACATCAATTTAAAATCAATCCAAACATAAAGACTTCTCATTTACAGAGAACTCTATTTTTGCTCTCTCAGTTTCAAATTGTTCTCTCTGAAGAAGAATTTAATGCTTTGTTAGGCTTAGATGATAAGGAAGCCAAGAATCAATTAGGGGCTATTCTCTTACATGCGAGAAATATGTTAGAAAATTCTAACAATGTAGAATATCCTGTATAATTACCTAGGAATATGATGCCTCCGTATTCATGGAGGCATTTTATATTTTAGGAGATTGATTATGCGTAGAAAATATTCTCTAATGGAAGCAATTTATGGAAATTATCCAGAAGCTAAATTGAAACCATTAAACTCTTGGGGAGTCTGCACGTGTGATGATGAGTGTGATTGTGGTGCTATTTGTGACTGTGGAGATCCAAATTGTGCACAGTGTGGAAACTCACTTACAGAAGCTGTATTGGAAGAAGACGAAGAACAAGTCTTGACTGATTGTCAAGAAGGTGATTGTGCAGGATGTTCTGAGTGTGACGGATCTATGCAAGAGAGTTCTGGATGTGCTGCTGGAGCTGGTTATATCGGCCCAATGGATGAAGCAGAAGAGACATTAGAAGAGTGAGGACAAAACGATTAGCAGTTTGCTAATATTATTTCATGAAAAATTAAGTAAAATTAAATAACTATAGCACACTATTGTGTTAACACATCAAAAGGAGAATGAAATGAGACTTACTAAAGGTCAACTAAAACAAATTATTAGAGAAGAATACTCTCGATTGAAAAGACAAGGATTGATTACCGAGTCTTTCAGCTTTGATAAGCCAGACATCAATCCGGAAGGCCAGGAAGTCGATTGGGAAGATTTGGAGTGGTATCCAAAACATGTGATTGGCGATCTTGATGCGGAACCAGCCCTAACAATACAACAAGATCAAAAAACCGGCCAATGGAGAATCAACACCCATTATTGGTCCGGCCTAAACATCTCACATCTAAGATTTGATTCACCAGCTGAGGCTGCAAACGAAGCAGATAAGTATGGAATTCGAGGTGATATATATTATGGGCCTTACGATCGATAAAAACGTAATCTAAACATTTCCTATCTTTCGTAAATACTTTTGTAAATTACCACTGCCTCCGAGTACGTTGTCTACATAACTAAAGGAGGCTATTTTATGGCTAAAACAAAGACGAAAACTACGAAACCAGGTGGCACTAACGATTTCACTAGTTCTTTGATTAGTGCCCTTAATAGTGTAGCATACAATCTTGCAATGGAAGATTCACCTACACATGTTGATTGATGGCTTGCACACTCAAGGCCTATTAAATTAACAAATTAGATCGTATACTAGTAAATGAAGCTAATAGAAGGGGAGGTCAAAGACTTCCCCCTTTTTTATTAATTTATTTTTTATCAATTGTAATACGCCGATATCTCTTGTATTATTATCTTGTCACCAATCCTGGTGATGTTCATAATAAATACTAAAAGTTAAATGTTAAACATTGGAGATAAAAATGGCGATTGATTTCGAAGCTATTAAAAAACGATTGGCTGGTTTGACTGGCACAAATGATAAACAAAAATTGATGTGGAAACCACCAGAAGGTGAGACAACTACTGTTCGTATTGTAGCGTTCCCAAATAGTGATGGAACTCCTTTTCAAGAACGTTACTTCTACTACGGTATCGAAAAATTTGGTATGTTGGCTCCTTACCAATTTGGTAAACCAGATCCTGTCAATGAACTTATCCAAAAATTGAAATCTGAAGGTACTAAAGAGTCTTACGAGTTAGCTAAAAAGCTATATCCAAAGATGCGTACTTATGCTTTGGTCTTGGTTCGAGGAGAAGAGTCAGAAGGCTTGCGATTGTGGTCTTTTGGAAAAGGCATCTATCAAGACTTGTTGAAAACAATGATGGATCCAGACTATGGTGATATTACTGATATCGAAAACGGTTTTGATATTAAGATTACTGTGACTA